TTATTCACCCAGCCGTTCAGTAATCATTTTTTGCAGTTCCCTTAAATCGTCATCAGTGGCTAAGTCCCGGACGAATTTTCGGGCGTAAGAGCGGTAACGGTAAATTCGGTTCTTTTCCTTATTATTACTATCCCATTTTTGTTTAGCTCTTTTCTGGGCTTCACTAACCATCTTTATCGACCTTCTATCATTAATATGGTATACTTTATATGCAAAAAGCCAAGAGGTACCAGCTCTTGACTCTTTGCGTTCCGGAAATAGATGTGTCAGCTAACCGCTATCTGCGATTAGCTTTTTTTATTATCGTGTAAGCCTTGGCGAAGTTAATCGCGGCTACCGACAATAACCAGATTGCCAGTGCGATAACAAGGCACCCTCTCTTTCCGGGTTACTTTTGTTTCCATCGGTATCATCCCCTTTCCGGACTTGGGGAATTACTTCCGGAACGCTGTAGTCAATTCAAGGCTAGCTACTTCCTATCCTTGACTACAATTATATTATACCTTATTAACATAGACGTGGCAATACTTTTTTGCACAAAAAAAGACCCGGCACCTGCTTCCACACAGGCCCGGGTCACGGTTAACTTTTAAAGGGAGACTTTTCATCTCCTATCTTTTTATTTTGCATTGACCAGCAGGGTTCCGTCCTGCTGGCGGCTTAAACTAATGTCATGAGCGACAAAGGTTTGCTCCATCTTGCCGTCCAGGACCGGCATAGATGGCCCCTGGAACGGGTCGAACCAGTAATCGACGTACTTACCTTCGCCGTGCTCTTCGTCAGAGTAGCGGGCAATAATCTGGAGCTTATGGCCGACCAGACTAGCGTCATAGTCAAAGGCCGCATTGAAGCCGGATTGCCCGGATCCATAGATGGCAGATTGAGCCTTGGCCACATCTGGGCGAGCCGCAGAATCAACCTTGACCCGTTGCAGTTCCCGGTTGGCAGCCGCGTCAAACAGAATGACGAAGCGATGCTGCTTGCCAATGGACAAGTCAGACGCAAACCAACCTGCGACATGTAGCTGCTTGCCAAAGGACACGCTCATGCTATCCAGGTAAGCAGCTGACTTGCTCAGGTCAGCTAAGCTGGTGTAATCTACCGCATTACCATTGCCGGCTGGGTCATCCGTGTAGCGGAAGTAGACCCGTAGTTTCTTGCCGGCCATTGCCGCCGTGTAGTCAAACTTGGCCGCAAAGCCAGATTGACCAGCCCCCGGAATATCTGGGAACGCCTTAGCCACATCAGGACGTGGTGACAGTGCCACACTTTGCCGGGCAAGTTCATGCCCCTGGTCATCGGTAATGATGATATAGTGGTTGCTCTTACCGTTAGCTTTATCACTGGCAAACCAGCCACCAACAACCAACTTGTTATCTTCAAAGTGGCAGTCGTCTAGGTGGCCACCACTGGTAATCTTTTGTTGTGTCATGCCTGTAAACACCCCCGTTAAATCAATTGAGCCGTCAATGTGCTCACCGTAAAAGTTATCAGTAAACTGCCAAGCACAGATAAAATTGCTGATACCTGGGAAGTAGCCCATAGCAGGTGAAGTGACCCCCGCAAGCGTAGGATATGCCGCAATCCACATGACAGCACCGGTGGCCGCATGAATGGCTTCAAAGTCCCACAGGTTAGCCATACCAGAGTACGAGTAGAAGACCGGACGATAGCCAGCCGCCTTGACGCACTTCAAGAAGGCAATTGCCGCTTGCGTGTTGCTTGCCCGGTAACCTAGCTTCTCTTCGTAATCAAGAATTAGCGGAGCTCCCTGTGGTAAGCCTACCTGTCGAGCACGAGCAATAGCGAAGTTGGCTTCTTGCACGGCCTGGTATGAATTCCCCCGGAACCGTGAGAAGTGATACCCAGATACTGCCAGTCCCTCATGCTTGATAGCGGCAATCTGCCCTGCGGCGTATTCGTTGACGTACCAGATACTTTCAGTCAGCTTGACGATACCGCCCTTCACCCCACGAGCTTTCCACTTAGACCAGAAGTCGTAGTAGACTGCTTGCGGCTGAAAGGCGGCCACATCAAGAGTGTAGCCGTAGTTAGTCATGAACTACCACTCCCGTCTGTGGTTCCTTGTTGGGGTCAACAGTTGGGGTCAGGTCACTCTTTTCGTAAGCAGCCTGTACAGCGTGCTCGACTGTTTCCCGGTGTACGTCGAAGCCCTTATCAGCCAAAGTGCCACCTACAATCTTAGTGGCTTCCTTGAACTTGTCGGGGCCAGTAACACCCTGAGCACTTACCAGGCTGTTGACTGCATTATCGGCCAGGGAATTGACCAAGCCCAGCAGCTCCTTCTCTTGTACGGTCTTGGCGTGCTTTTGCTTCTCAACCATGACTGGCTTGAAGTACTTCCATGCAAAGACAGCTACGGCTCCCGCAACCCCCGATGTTACAAGCCAGTTCCCCAAGTGCATTAAAAAATTCCACATAAGTTATTCCTTCTTTCGGTCGTATACTTCATGTTCCAGACTTGTGATTCTTTGGTTCCGCACTTTGGCTTCCCCAATATGTTCCTCAAATCGGTCTTCCAGTTTATCAAGGCGGTGCTTAGTTTCACGATTGTCATTAACCAATCCTCGGAGCGTTGAGTCTAGCATTTCCATCGTATTTTGAAGTCTATTCATTACTGACGTCACTTTGATGATTACTCCAAAGAAACAACCGATGCCACCAATGATTGCGACAATCGATCCCCATTCATCAATCCCTAGTCCCATAACTTGGTGCATTTCCCCACCTCCCTAAAATTTGGTAAAATAAAAGCGCCTATCCGAAGATAAGCGCTCGGGTCACTACTTGAGCAACCACTTAATTAGTTGTTTAGCGTGCTTACTAGGCACGATGATGATCAGAAGGAACCAATGTCCCATAGGAGTCACCTCCTATTGCACACGGTTTAAGTGGGAGCTACCCACCCGGTGCGCAGTAATTATTGTATCACAATTAGAATGTGATATAATATAGACATGATGATTAGAAGGCCGGTGCGCAAAATGGTGTTGTGGTAGCTCCTCAATGCCGAACCGGTTGCGGGCGCTTAATAAGCGTCCATTTTTTATTTTAAAGCCGCCCATAATAAAAGCCCTGGAGTTTTGTCATTTGAAATGACTAAACCCGGGGCTTTCTATGTATTGTGTATTTCTCAGGCGACTATATATCAGCTATATCCAGCTATCTAACAAGCTATACAGCTGGTGTCGTGGCAGGAGCGTAGTCCTTGCCGGTGATTGCCTTGTATCCAGCGACAGTTAGAACTGCGTCGCCCAACTTTACATAAAAGTCCAAATCAAAGCCAGTCGTACCATACATAATTTTGCAAAAATCAAACATTGCTCCCATAATTACTTACCTCCGTTTGCGTTGTCCTTTGCGATAAAACTAGCTACTTGAGCACCTAGCGCTTGAAGCGCTTGTGCGTTCTTCTGGTTATCAATCACAAGTTGCCCGACTTGCTTACCCAAGGCGCCCAGGGCTTCGGTACCCTTGTCGTCTGCCGGTTGGCTAGGCTGAGTAAACTGTGGGTTTTCAGCCAAGAACTTCTTCTGTTGTGCTTCCAAGTAATCCTTGTGCTCCTCATCGGTAGCGGCTACCCATCCGGTAGGTGTCAGCTTCTGCGGCGACTGTAAGCCACTCGGATTGTCGAAACTTTCATTTGACTTGAGCTGATAACCATCGGGTTCCGGACGTGCCCCCATAGATACGAGGGTTACTGGGTCCGCATAATATACCATTGCCATTCGCTATTCCTCCTTTTTAGCATACATAGTTAAATTCAAAAACTAGATTCCAGGTGCTATCGGTGGATTCTTTAATGTCCCCACCACTGCGCACGCCAATCTTATTGTCCACAATTTGAACAATTGAATCCCAATACTGGTACTGAAGCATCCTATTCTTTGGCTTGATGTTGTCAGGAATTGTCATTAATTCAGTATATTGGGCCGCCTTGGCATTGCCTTTGATAGCACCTCGAAGACTAACCAGCTTCTTATCGCCAATTTGAACGTATTCATAGCTTACATTGCCTTGCCAGCCATTCAAAAATACGATGCCGTCATCAGATGTAGTCCAGTGGAGTTGGTCTACTACCCCTCCCATTTTTTCTACGGTATCAACAAGGCGGTTGTACTTGCCTTGCCACAAGTCCTCGCCGTGCGTCATTTTCAGTTCATCAACCATTCTTTATACCTCCTATAAGTTTGTCATCAAGTCTCGGTACTCCGTAATGAAGTCCTTATCAATCGTGAAGCCGGTTGCCTTAGCCCCCTTGAGTGATATGGTCAGCGTATAGATGTCAGTAACCACGTACACGTTTGGCCCGTCACACTCAGCAGAGCTAGGTGTTTCCAAATTAATGCCCGGCATTCTAAACCGAATGTCGGCTGGCGAAATGTAGATTTCACACTTGTTGCCATCAAAGATTGGCTGCACCTTAACTTCACTGACCTCGGACCCGCCGGCCATATCCACGTCGGCCTGGGCAATTCCGGCCCCATACTTCGACACATACATATGAACCGGTGGCATTAAGTCCACGAAGCCGTCAGCGTCCGCCTTGGCTTCGTAGGTCACCGTTCCCATGTGGATTGGGGCCATATCTTCAACAATGCCAAAGTCCCGCTCTGCGATATAGCCGGTGCCCAGCTCAATGATTGTCGTCCCGTTGGCCGTTTCACCATCACGCTTGACCCGAATCCGCCAGAAGCCGCCGCGAGCATCGTCACGGGCTTCCCAGCCTTGGGTAACCACCAGGTCGCCGGGCATGGGAACAAGAGCTGCTTTCATTTTCTCAATATTTTCATATTGGAAAACGCGATCGTGGAACTGGGCATCTTTTAGTGTTTCCTGAATCTGCTTAGCAATGGCATTCAGTGCATTGTAACGGACCAGGAGGCCCTCCTTAGGATCATCAACAGCAGCCAGTGCATCTTGTAATGCCTGCTTATACTTAGCAAGCCATTCCCCAAATTGCTGTTTGGAGTCACTACCAAGTTTGTCCAACTCAGCTGAAATTGTTGTTTGCTTGGTTTGCAAGTCAGATAGAATCTTTTCAAATTCTTTTTCATGTTCAATCCCTGCCTGCCGTAGCTTTTCCTTAGCATTTGCAATCGCGGTATCTAGGTCGCTAATATAGAAATCACAGGCCCGACCCATCTGAGCAACACCACCAAGCACTCTGAACCAGATGTTGACCCCGGTTAAGTGAGTATGGCCACCGTCATCAGAATCATCAAGTAGGCCGATAAAGCCTTTGAAAATACCTTCTTTAGGAAACATTTGTTCAGGAAAACGATATAGAGCTTGTCCATTTGCCTGACAATCCTTCGGATCACCAGTTGATGAAACAGTACCAGCGTCCGGTGCCATTTGCAGATTTTTCTTATCATCAAATGAATAGTGACCAACGTTTCCTTGAATAAAGGGTTTCATCCCCTCAACATCTAATAGTTGCCCTTGGTAGTACCATACGATTTGTAATCCAAAGTTATTATCGCCAACTCGACCCTTAAAATAAGGTGTTAGGTCAAACACTTCGGCCCCTTCTTTAGCAATATCAATCGCTATCCGGTAATGGTGACCATTGTTGTTATGCGTTACATTAACAGACAAATTTAATCCCTCCTCTCTAGCTAATTTCAGATGAACCCGTATCACTAATATCAATATCACTGGTTTCACCATCATTATCAGTAACGGTAATCCCTGCATCATTGATTAATTCTGTTTGGATTTCATCTTTATTCAATTCATTGAATTGTCCATTCAGCGAATTGATTTCACTATTAAAATTATTCAACGCTTGTTCAATTAACCGAAAGTTCTCTACTAAGTCATCATAAAAGTCTTGATCTAACGATGTTGGTAAATCGGTTGTATGCAATTTAATCTGGTTAGCCGTTTTCCTCACCCCCTTAAAATGGTGATACAACTCAGTCAACTGTAATCGTTGTCGTGACAGTCTCCCATGGATACCAGGTATCACCAGAGCCGTTCCTAATAAAAGTCATAGGCCGTTGACTGTCCAGCACTTTGAGCGTCTGACGAGCGTAGTTGCCATATGACATAGTCGACAAGACGGCAATCGAACCCGCCTGAGCACTTTTATCAAGGCCAGATCGGTCAGGAATCATAGCCGCCACCTGTTTAAGCTCATGAGAAAAGCCCTCCGAATACTCGGAAGGCTTTTTCACTGTGAATTCATCTGAGGTATCAATAGCGGCTTTTGCACTTTTTGCATTCGCCATTGCCTGAGCAGCGTCTTGCTGAGCCTGGCTAACATCAGTTCTGACCTGATCTAACTCAGCACTATGCACCAGATCGGTTGGTACTGTTGGCAAATCTTTTCGATCAACCTTTGTTTCCAAAAGTTTACTGTTAGTGTCAGCGATTGCTTGTGCCTTATCGGCGACTGTTTTAACGGCATCAACCACATCAGTCTTAGCGTACCCTGACAGGTCAACTGGTGCAGGAATGTCGGACTTTTTCGCATAATCAGCTAGCTCAGCTTCCTTTACTAAACCTGCTACGCTAGGAATATCAGATTTTTTGGCAAGGCCAGATATATCCGGTATTTCCGACTTGTTAGCCTTGACAGACAGTGCCTTACTGTTGGCGTCCGCTGTTGATTGTGCCTTTTCAGCATTGCTTAGTGCACTCTCAGCGGTTGCCTTAACAGCTTCGACAGTATCAGTCTTAGCATACCCCGACAGGTCCACGGGGGCTGGCAGGTCCTTCTTCAAGGCGAACTGATTAAAGTCCGGTAAGTCACTCCGAAGAACCACGTCTGGTTTACCCTTGATGTCATCCCAGGTAAGTAACCGTGCGGCTTGAATTTGCTGGGTAATAAAGTCTTTCAAATAAGGCAACATCCGGTGAGCGTCTTCCCGGTTAAAGAAGAACGACCCGTCTGGCCCTAATTTAGGAATCTTATCAACACCATTCGGCGATGAAACCAACATCTTTCCACCAATAATGTCAGTAGTTGAGTAATCAAAGCCAACGAAGGCCCCAGCCTTGATTTTGTACTGGCCGTCGGGATCAGTTTCAAGTTTGCCCGGTGCTTCAATCTTCTGGATTAGCTTACCAGTAATATCAACGTCTTTATCCAACTTTAAGGAATACTTGCCTAACCCAGTTAAACAATTGTATTGCCAGACGTCAGCAATCTCCGGTGCATGCTCAGCATCCCAGGCAGCTACCCACTTATAGACCTCATTCGTTTTAAACTCGTTTAAGTCAAACTGACTGTATTTACTCAACGAGGCATATAAGCCGACGTTCCAACCAGCCATTTTCCAATTCCGATAGAACGCCCGGAATATTTCCGGCCAATTTCCCGGAAGTTTGCCTTCCATGTCCAAAAAGTAGTAGGCATTGGCTGCAAGTCCTAATTCCTTAGCATTCTGGATTGACCATTCAACTTGGTTATTAATCCCGGCTTCGTAAAAATGATAGCCATGGATAACTAACCCAGCCCGCTGAGCTTGTCCAATAAAATGCTCTACACCATTATCACGAGTATTTCCGTGACCCAAGCGTAAAATGACGGCTTGAATACCATTGGCTTTCAGATCGGCAAAATCAATATCCATTTTCCCGTTGGCTGTCTTAGTTTGATACTCTGACAAATCAACTACATTCGGACTGGGCATACTGTTCCGCCTCACTTTCTGTCCAGGTTTCCTGACCACTTTGAACCGTATCAGTGTTCGTCATCAACTTATGAACGTTGCCTTGAATTGCGGCCACTTTACTACGCTGAGCATTGTCATAATCCAGAATGTTCTTACCATTGGAATTCAACGTCTCCGTCGATTGGGTGGCTTTGCTATACGGGTACCATTGATAACCTACAACCGCAACAGTGGTTACAAAGTTTTTCGGTTTAACTTCGACCCGAATTAATTCACCGGCAATTGGCCGCTTATTGTCTTCCAAAGTAGCATCAATTTCCAGATCAGGGTTTAACTTGAACTGGGTATCTGCATACTTCTTCATTTCGTCCTTTTTTTGGATAGTATCGGAAGTAATATCATCGGTATAAAACACTCCCCAACGCTTAACGCTTTCCGCGTTTTGGTACATGAAGGGTGCAAAGTAATACATTTCCTTGCTGTCGGTCGTGGTATTATCAGCATCACCATCATCCCCGCCCGACGCACCAACAATTGCGGCCATTTGGTCATTACGTTCCCACCATTGCGGGGGGTACGAAGCAATTGATTGTGTTTTGCAGGCCTGACCAGGAGCGGGTTCATAAATCATCGTTGTACTGTCCAATGCTAAACAAATATGATAGCTTGCTCCTGGTGAACCATAAAAGCCCATGTCACCCGTTTGAGGTGTGCCTACTCTATGGCCATATGGTTCCATTGACGGAACATAGGCAGGGATATTAATACCAAAATCTTTGTAAACTTGAGAGACATAACTAGAACAATCCATTCCGCTGAATGGATTACCCCCACGAGCACCACCGGCTCCTCCCCAAACATAGGGAACGCCAAGATATTTTTTAGCGTCGTTAATTACTGCTTGAGCGCCCTTACCAGCATTGCCATTGGGCAACCCGGTATCAACCGTTGTTTCCTGACTGTAACTCGCTCCTACTAACCGAGCTGAATTGCTCATATCAGTGGAATCATATGACAGAGTAATTTCTGCCGTATCATGGAGGTAATCAATCCGGTTGCCATAATTCTTGTAAAATTCATCGTGTGAATATACGCGAATGTTAAGGTTATCAGGATAAATTACACAGTCAGGCCAAGCCTCTTTGATTCTGTCTAAATAATCCTTTCCACTGCCACTAGCATACGGATCATCAACATTAATTTTATTAAACTTGCCTATTACTTGGTACGTAACTCCAAAATTATTATTTTTGAAGATACAGTCCAAAATATCCTGCGGCGTTACCTCTTTCGTTTGATCATCATCATTATCACTGGGTACTTGAAGATCCGGCTGACCATTCTTGTGATTATCTTCTGAAGTAGGCGAAAGGTCTCCCCAATCAACCGGGTCCTTAGCATTGTAACTTCGTATTCGAGAAATTTCGTTTGAAATATGAGACAGCGTTACATCAACGGTAGTGATACCCCCAGAATAATCTGGCTGAATTTGCTTAATCATGAACCACTGATCCGTAATCTTCACCATGTTCTGGACTTCAAGCAGGTTGAAAGCCTCACTTCCATCATCATAAGCAGTGAGCTGTGCCTGATATGTGTTATTGACTTCCCACTGAATGTAAATTGAATCAGACAAGACAGACTGGAGAACTGCCATATTGTCTTTGCCCGGATTATTAGGCGGATTAAAATTTCCTCCCTTAGTTTCCAGGATAACCAGTGGGGTAGTAAGTTCGCTCATATCAGGTAAATAAAGGGAAAACTGAATGTAATATCTACTGAGTTAGCTCCAGTACACTCAATATCATTCCATTCAGGATCTAAACTAAGATGGCCAAAGTCAGTCTTACCGTTTACCTGGTTACCATCTAAATAAGTCGACAGCAACTGTCCATCCCAAATAATCGTATGGCTCCCGTCACTACTTTCGTTATAAGTCCAGGTTGTATCAGTGGTCTTATTATGAACTTTTAAGGAACTACCGTTGAATTTGATAATCATCTTCAAATCATGATTCTGAAAATACGGGTCGACCTTAATATCACTGGCATTATAGACTCTAAAACTGCTGGTCATAAAGTGGTAGTTGAGCACATCTCTGCTTGGGATATTCATACCAAACTGCCATCCTGCTTGCTTGAAAGTATAAGGAGAGTCCGAACGGTATAATGAATATCGATATGGCTTCGGTAGATCAAATGGAATGGTCAGGTTAGCATAATTAGCACCTGACTGGATCGGGCTAATATCAAACGCATTAACATAGCCAAAATAAACTTTGGCGCTATTGATATCAGTCCGAACCCGAATCAGCTTTCGTTGACCAAACAGCTTGTAAATTTCATGCTTAGCCAATTGGTATTCTTCCCAATTCCTAGTAAACAACACGAACCGCTCATTAAAGGTTCGCTTGGCTAATGTTTGACTTACAAAAGAAGACCCATCTTTGCCAGATAGGTCTTGGTAATTATTGGTAAACTGTGGCGATGAACTAGCGTCATCAACCCCTAGATACTTTAAATCCGGGATTTTATCCGTGATATTAAACTCATCACCATTGCCAACCTTCATCTTAAAAAATGGTTCCACTAGCTTACCTCCTAGCTATATGCTCTCATGGCGGCATCCCGTGCTTGCCTCTTATAAAGTTGCTTAACGTCGAAAGTCCCCTGGTCCTTGATTGCTTGAAGTTGGCCACCATTTAGATTAAGTAGCTGACTAAACATCCCCAACAATTGGTCGAACTTCGTGTTCAACTCACGCAACTCTCGGTGATCATCTGCGCTTGTTGTTGCGGCACTATGGGCCGGCTCTTCAGCATGGAACCGAGCAACAATTTCACCTAGCAATTGGTAAGCCCGAGAACGTTTTGACATGTCCAGTGGGACAATCATTTCTGGGCGATTGTACTCACCGACTTCATACATGCCGTGTTTGTTGATTAAGCCACCGTTTTCCCAACCATGGCCATTACCAACATTCCCCCAGCCACCTTCACCACCACGTTCCAGAACGTGGATAGCGGCTAGTATTTCGTTGTAACCGTTCCGCCAATCAGTATGACCTGGTAAAGCATCAGCAGCCCAGGTAGACCCCGCAAATTGAAGAAGCCCCCGAGCTTCATTGCCACCAGTATTGGCATCAACATAGCCATGCTGAAATGCCAATGGATTACCGCCAGATTCGGTCGCAATTTGCCGCAACAGTTTTTCAACTTTCCACGCCACCGGCTCTACACCTAATTGGTGGAAAGCACGAATAATGTAGGGACGCCAACGTTCAACACCAGCACCGCCGGGATTCGTTAAGGTTGCAAACTGCTTCTTAATCCATTCCCCCATCTGCTTAGCAATGAACTTCGGAACATAAGTAATCAAACCACTAGCAAACTTAACCGGTGTGGAAACCCGAACGAACTTCTTGAAGACCGATTCCATGAACTCAATTGGGTGGCTCATGATCTTGTCGACATCTTCCATCATACCATCAAGGGCGTCCCCAGCAGAGTTAACAATATTACTGAACATATCAGATAAGACACCAACCCCATCTGCATAGTGAGGAATTTTCCCCATCATTCGCATCAACGAATAACTACGTTCACCATCAAGGATGGAGGTTCCCTTTGGCAACGGTACAATCATGTCACGAACCGCTGGGAACATTCCGATGACACCGTTAGGTAAGCGGTACAATTCCCGATAATAGCCGGTCTTGCCATCATTGACCTTGGCAAAGCCACCAGGGTGCGCCCCCTGTGTACCAGTAGCATAACTAGGCATTGGTACTTGCCAAGTGCCGCCGATTTTTGGTGCCCCCAGCTTATCCAACACCCAGTTAATTCCTTTTTGAATTCCACCAAGCATATCATTAAATGGCTTGATAATACCCCGGACCAGGTCAACAAAGTGGGTATGAATTGCCTGCTTAGCATTTGCCACAGTATCTCCAATGCTACCCATCTTATCTTGCCAGGACTTCACCATGTCACCCAGTCGCCCATCGGTCATATCGTTTAGCTTATTGTACATATCCTTAAACAACCGCTGATGAAATTTGTTCATATCATTAGCTGTTCGCCGAGTATCATCTGCCAAACGGCCCCAATGACCACTGGTTAAATCTTTCCACGTCTTCGTTTGGTCTTCAATAACCTTGTAGCCGGCTTTGAACGTCCGCTTATGCTTTTGAAACATTCTCTGCGCCGCCTTGGTTGTCTGCCGATTCATCCAGTCCCAAGTCTTAGCGACATCTTTAGAACTGCGGTTTCCCCAAAGGGCGACGTAGTTCCAGCCATTACGAGCATCCCGACTGGCCCGATTCCACATATTCTTGGAAGTCCGTTGAACATTCCGGCTCATGGTATTCCAAGTTTTCCGGGCGTCTTTAAGCCCCCGTTGATTCTCACGGACTTGGTTACGCCAGGCAGTCTTAGTCGTTTTGGTAATTCCTTTCCACATTCGGGAAGATGTTTTTTGGATATTTTTCGATGAGCTGCTAAAGAAGTGGCCGACCTTTTTCAGGCCAGTTTTAGCAATTTTGCCAAGACCATTAACAAAACTCCGGAATTTCTTGTTGTGCTTATACAGCAAGGCAATTCCGCCCGCAATTGGGTTCACCAGGAATAAGGCAATTTGTTTCCAATCACTCTTGAACCAGTTAACAACGGCCTTAAATCCTTTGACGATGGTTTTACCAGCTTTTACCGCCAGCTTACCCATTTCACTACACATCTTCCGGAAGGTCTTGCTATGGGTATACAACAAGGTGATTGCTACCACAACTGCCTCAATTGCAATGACCCACGGGTTGAAGCCTGCAGTTACAAATTTCACGGCCAAGCCCAGAGCTTTAAAACTTTTAATAATCAGCGGCAGCTTAGCAAATCTTTTAACAATATCTACCGCCATTACGGTAGCTTGCATTGTTTTAAAAGCAACACCAACGCCTAGAATTGTAGCACCAAATGCTTTTACCACTGACTGGTGCTTAGCAATAAAGCCAATGAACTTAGCAGCTTGCACAGCTGCATTTGCCATTAACTTAGCCAGCATTTGCAGGCCATGCTGAGTATCTTTATTCTGCAAAGCACTGCTAAGTTCATTCAATCCAGTAGCTGAAACTTTTAATAATGGCTTAGCAAGTTTGGCCTGTGTAGTGGTCCATTCCTGGCGTAACCGGTGCATAGATCCACCGGCAGACTGGTCAAATGCTTTAGCGTTCTTGCTGTAGTCCTTAGAAGCCTTGGTTAGGATGTCATTAAATTGGTCAGTAGTCATTTTGCCAGACGATATTAAGTCCTTAAAGGCCTGTTGGGACATTCCTGACGCCTTTGACATGGCAGCAGTTAATCCTGGTGCCTGTTTTTCTAGCCGACCTAATGAAGCACTAGTAACTTTACCTGAACTCTCGATTCGCGACAAGCCACCGGCGAAGGCATTTGCCTGTTGATCAGATAGCTTCAATTGATCTGCCAAACTGGCGACCCCTTTGGTTAACGTTGTTGTTTGGCTAACTGAATGAGTCATCCCATAGAATCGGGTTTGCAAACCGTTAACAGCCTGCGCAGACAGATTAGTGTTCGTCTTCAATTCAGTTACTTGAGCAGAGAGTTCTTTAATGCCATTATCAGATACCCCAATATTCTTCCAGCGAGCTTCCAATGCGGCACCAGCTTTGGCAGCTTCCATCCCATTAGTAATAATGCTGTGAAACTGACTGGTAATAAAAGAAAAGCCTTGTTGAATCCAGCCGCCCATCAGATTAGCTTTCAGGACGCTGCCAAAATTAAGGGTCGTTTGACGGGCCTTTTCTTCGGCCTTGTCAACATTTAAGATCTGATTTCGGAAAAACTTCCATTTAGCTCCCTTAGGTGGTTCGAGGGCAATTTTAAGCTCTTCGGCCCGATTTTTAGTATTGGCAATCACTTCACCAGTCCGATTCAACTGTGTTTCTTGCTTTTTGTAAGCCTCACTTGTTTTACCGGATTGACGTTCAATCTCACTAAGGAGCTTCTTTTGTGTGACCTGCTGCTTTTCTAAGGATTTAAGTGAATCTGTTAATCCCGATAATTCATGTTGATTGGCTTCTCTGCTTTTTCCTTCTGCTCGTAACCTATCAACATATGCTCGTGAGGCTTCCGAGGTAAGACGATACTGCCGTTGCATTTCAGCTAGCCCAGAAGTGTAATAGCTAGAATTACCCTTGGCCTTATTTAATTGTGATTCATAACCAGCCAACTGTTTATTAGCCTGACTGATTTGCTTTTCCAAGTTTAGCCACTGGCTTCTCTGCTTACTATTCTCCTGGTTTAAGCCTTCTTGTTGCGAACGCAATTCAGCAATCTTGGCCCGCTGAATATCCATCACTTGGCTAAGACCACTAATTCGAACCTTAACTGCTTCTGAATACTGCCCCGAGCTTTTTAAGACCTGTTCTTGAGCCCGCCAGCCGCTCGTTACTGCACTAACAGCATTGCGAAAGTCCCGCATGGAGGTAATGGCCGAAATCGTATCAACGGAAATCCGGGTAGCCATTTCATTTTGAACTTTCAAACTGTTACACCTCCTTTCCAGCAAAATAAAAAGCCAGCTATTACAGCTGACTCAAACGGTCGTTAATCATTTTTTGTAATTGTAGAAGTTGTTCCCGATTGGCAACGTCCCGAATAAACTTCCGGGCGTAACTACCATACTGATAGTTACGCTGCTTATTAGGGTGCTCTTGTTGCCACTTCTTAGAAGCTCTCAACTGTGCCAGAGAAGTCTTCACAATTAGGCATCCCCTTCTAATTCTTCAGCCGGTGTTTTCCGTCCTTCAAGATGGTAAAGTCGTTCATCAATGGAATCAATCATTTTTTGGTAACTTTTATCAAGCAGGCCACCTTGTTTTATGGAACCCGGATATAGATAGTGCTCAATTAAATCTACCGTATTACCTCGATCAACAAACAAAGTTAAGTGGGAATTAAAAGTGTAAGTGACTTCTTTCCCCTGAGCTTTTTGACCAGCTAGAGCGCCAAGAAATCCTGTACCGAAGCCACCAATTATATTACCAATAATGGCTCCCCAAATTGGGTGCCCCTTATTAATCGTATTCTCGTCTTTAGACCACATATGGTCCATAATTTCTGAATAACTTATCAATTGCGAATCAGCAATCGGACTCTCTTTGATAAACAGCCGCTTCTTTTCATCATCAAAATACATATCAAAAAAAGGAATGTTATCGCTTTGCTTATACTCTTTGTAGAATGCTTTGGCTTCACGCTTATCCATAGTCATCCCCCTAACAGCTTAATTATATAACTTATTAAGCTATTAAGGAAGCCCTTATGTGATTACTAGCCACCAAACATTTGATTCATCTTCTTGAACCCTTCCGCAGCATTGATTGGCCGATCTTCACGAGCCTTAGCACTTTGGATTTTTAGAAGCTCAAAATAATCTTCCCGATCTAGTTCAGATGGCAAAATACCGGACTGAAGCATTAACTGTTGACGGAAATAATTGCGATCTTCGATTTCCTGCTTATAATCTTCTATTGCCCGTCTGAGCTGGCCGACCGTCCTTTTGGGCCCGCTTTTGCTTGTTCCTTTTCGTAAGCAGCTTCCGGAACGCCCTTGATTCGATTACATACGTAGCTTAGATATTCACCCAGAACCTTAAAATCAATATGGCCCTTAACGACACCCAATTGTTTATCAGATAGTTTAAGAACATCCTGTAGAAATTTAAGTGACTTTTGGACAAATTCCCGTTCCTTCTTGAGCATTACTAAGGTCTGATTCATGCTATCTTCCGAGCCGGTACTTTGATCCGCTTCTTCCATAGCAGCATTTAACGAAAGCAGGGCAATCATCATTTCATCAGCTTTATCCACGTTGGTCAAATTAGCGTGAACGTTGACTGAATTTTTAAGTCCGATTTTATCCGTCTTCAATCTTACAACCATTGTTTCCCCTCCTCATAGCCGCCCTTGCGTATTGTGTATTTCAGTGGCGACTCATTACTTTAAGCAGTTGGCTTATTAACGTCCGCCTGGTTGGTATTGGTAAAGCTATCGGTTCCAGTGGCTTGGATGTAGGAAGCCATCGGATTATCACCCTTATACCCGCCAAACACTTCTGCCAGCATAACATCATAGCCCTTCCAGGACTTGGAGTCCCCAGTGTTATACATCTTATAAGACTGCTGTGACCCATCCACATTTAGAAAGACGTTATTGGGAATTGGTGCCATTGCTTGGTAAGCGAAGGCCGCATTACTATCAGTTTCGTTCTTATTAGAAGTCCCGTGGTTCCGGGTTGGAATAATCATTTCACCATTGGCAAAACCTTCAAAGAACCAGTTGCCGTCAAAGTCATGGGTGGCTAACAAAATTGCAACATGAGGCTTCTTACTTCCCAATACGCGACCGCCATTAACAGCACCATAACCAACCATCTTACTAGCATCGTCAAATGGGATATCCAACATCGTCAGAGCCAGCTGAGGAGTCGGAACCCCGTGATTGATCCGCTTAACCTTGTTGTTAGCGTATTGCTGTTGACCAGCTTCTTCAAGTGCAGTGACGTTCGCAGTGGTAGCACCGTCACCGTCACCATCCCAAAGGGCAATCCCAGCAGCACCGAGGCCGCCCTTATCTGGGTCAGTAATTAGGACTCCTTTGTCATCGGTAATCCCACCCATGACAAAGTCGATTCCTTTAACAGACATACCTGCCATTATTTTTCACGCTCCTTTATTATTAAATCCTTGGCAAAATAAAAGACCTTGTCCACTTGCTGTGTGTCAGGGTCCTTTAAATGATTTCTTGAATTTTCGACTGTCCAACCATCCTTAACAAATAGCTGGGCAATTTTCATTTCTTCATCCAAAGTCGATAACTCCAAATGAAGTTTGTAAAAGATATGAACTTCTACGCCAATTGTCCAGCCCTTGAAGGTCTGGTTAGCATAATAGGTTGGTTCGTTTAGCCACTCGCTAATGACGCAAATGGTCTCGGAAGTTTTGATTTCTACCCCCTGAGGAACAGCTTCCCGGTAAAAATGATTTATCCACGGAAATTTATCCCCCATCAGCTCCAACGCTTGCTGCGATGGCAGTTTCATTACTTACCACCCAGCCTTTCATCACAGACCTTCTTTTCGGCCTTAAAGACATCATCCGCAGAGGCACGGCGGGCATTATCCACAAAATGAGTAGCTGCCATCTTAATAGTGCCATCGTTTAGAAAACGGGCAATATAGGCCTTTTTGCCAAACCCAACCGTAGCATTTCCATTATCTTCACCGTTAATATCAGTCCCCTGACTCATAACATTATCTTGAAGGTGACCGTACTTCACATCCTTGTGGTTAGTCCGTGGCGTAGCTTCCCGCAGCCGCTCTTCTAATACCTTAGCGCCAGCACTGGTCATCGCCTTTTGTACTTCCAAGTTCGGAACCGCGAGCTTTTCCACCTGATTAACAAACTGGTCAAGCTGCAAGCCAAAATCTCCCATGCTACTCATCACCTTTCGTAACGTCTTTTAACGTAATCAAGTCGTAGCGTTGTAGTGAGTGACTATCATCTCGGCTAATCGCGACAATGCGATAGGTTACATCAACATCCCCATCAATTTGTGCCAGCATGGACTTATCAACATGGTACTGTGACCGCACAGCAACCACGATTGTGTCTTCTAGCTTCGTCCCCAGCAATGAATACTGTTGACTTTGAGAACGCTGATAAAAGGCACAGTGCAACCGCTGTTTTGATACAAATTGGGCAGTAGTGCCATCGATGGTGCCTGTATCGACCTGTTCTGTCACTCCAAAATCAATTAGATGGTTGAGCCGACTGATCGCTAGTTTCATCATCGTCACCTACTTCCAATTCGTAGCGTCCCCGCAGCTGACCAATAATGCTATTAACAGTCAAATTAATGGGAAATGTCTGAGTATCAGATAAAGCCAACCTATATTGATAGTAAGTCGCTGCCAATGCCTTGACGGCACTTTCAAACAGCGGCTTAACGTTATCCTTAGCATAGAAGGCTTCATTATCGCCAACGGCGTTCTTAATGAACTGATCAGCAGCCGTAATATACCCCCGTAATAGGTCATCGTCCGCTGACCCGTCCAGGTACAGTAATCCTTTAACTTGTTCTAATAACTTATCATTTGAATCAGCCAATCAGCTCACCTACTTTCATCTAGGCCGTCTTACCGCTATCTGCTGGGGTAGTAGCTGCTTGGTTGGCTACTTCCTTAAATGAGCCAGTTGCCCATGCACCATCATCTACAACCTCAACATCAAATCGGTCAATAACCCGAATCTTAGTTGTATCAGTTTCAAATGAACCACCACCAATGTTAGTGGACAGTAAGGACATATTTTCACGGTCAAATAAGGTAATACCTTGCTTCAAATCACCAAAATAGATTGGGTGAGCACCGCTAACATCCGGCAACCAGCGGTCAGCAATTACAGTAACAGTCTTTCCATCTAACCGGTAAATATCAGGTTGAGTAACATCACGTTGAAGCATGTAACGACCTTGTGCATCCTTAACCTTAGAAAGAACATTGAAACCTGATTGGTTGGTTACAAATGTTGATGTTGCCATAATGGCAGGGTCAAGAGTGTTGTTTTCAAGGTCCTTAATATCATCAAATTTTGCAATCGTTGGCTTCTTAGCAGCTTTTCCCATTGCTTCAATAATCTTCAGATTACGAGTAACCGCTACTTTCTTGGCAATCCAAGTTGATAACCAAGCCATAATATTTTCAACAGAATCCTTTAGCAAAGAATCCGTGACGGTCGTAATTCCTGCATAACGATGAATAGCATACTTAATTAATGTCAATTCAGGATCATCATTGTCACCAATCTTAGCCGACTCATCATCAAGGTCGGCTAATGGAGTAATATCTGACAGCTTTTCGTAATTCCGTGAACCCGAAGTAGTCGAAACTGATTCAACATTAACTAGACCTTGCAAAGTAGCAAATTGTCGTACCAATTGATTGATGGTGTACTGAACATCGGTTGGGATTGTTAATCCGCCATTACCTTTCCCCTCTTGAGTTGAGGTAACCATGTTCTTGAACTCCTTTACAAATTGATCCCGAACACCTTTTTGACCGTCATCTAATGGTTGCTTGTCCTTATTATCCATCTGGCGAACTTCTAAAGCCCGCGCTTCATCAAGCTGGTCCTTAATAGCGTCCCGTTGTGCTGCTAGGTTATCCCGTTGCGCCTTCATGCTCTTGAAAGCATCTTTATCAAAGGCATCATCAAGAACCGCCGCGTTTAACTTGGCGTTCATGCCATCGACCTTTTGGCCGGCTGAAATCCAAGCATCGTTTAATTCATTAATTCCCATTTTATTCATCATCCTTTCCTAGTAAAATCGCCAACTTCTGGTCACGTAGACTAGGGGTTAGCTCCTTCTCCTGTGAATTATCAATTGTCTGCGCTGGCGCAGGCTTTTTGGATTGAGCTAGTACCGTGCGGATCTTATCCATCGCAGTAGCATTTAACATTGGCGTGGCAATAGCATTAACCACTTGTGGCTGCTGAGCGCCAGTTGAAATATTATCAACGAACCCTTTATCCAGGGCATCCTGTGCCGACATCCAGGTTTCATTGGCCATCATTTGCAACAAGTCATCACGCCCCAGGCCAGTCTTCGCCTCATAGGCATTGATAATCGATTGGTCTGCCACGTCTAACGACTTCGCATCATGATTTAGGTCGTCCGCGTTTCCCGCCGTGTACATTGAAGCCTTGTGGATCATCATCTGTGCAGTTGGTGACATATTGATTTCATCCCCCGCCATCGCAATTACCGAAGCGGCAGAAGCGGCTAGTCCTTGGATATTAACAATTACCTTCCCTGAATAGGCCTTTAGCATCGTATAGATTTCGGAAGCAGCCGCGACACTACCCCCACCAGAAGCAATATCAACCTCAACACTGCCATCATTAGTGGCTAGTGCGTCTTCAACCTGCTTAGGACTGACACAATCCATCCCCAGCCAGTTGTAAATCACGGCATCGTCATTACTTGATACCACACCTTTAATCGGAATCTTCGTCATCGCTATCACCTCCCTTCGTTGAATTATCATTGCCAGATACCACTTGAACGGCTTGCACTTGTGCTTGCGGTTTTTCCTTTTCTGGCATATTTTCAGGTAGATACCCTGCTTGTTGAAGTAGCCAGGTAGCCTGATTTGCACCAATTGTGCCGTTCTTTTGCAAGTTAGAAATGCTAGTAACATAAGCATCCCCAGTTGGATCAATCACAGGCCGCAAGTCCATTTTGATACTGCCAGCTAGTTTGTTATTCAGTTCGGCTGTAACCGACTTCGTAAAGCGTGATAGTGATTGCAGGTAGTTGGCATTCATCATGTCGATAGAAGATTGCTGGTCCCCCTGGCCGTTGATTACACTATCACTGACTCCATACACCTTCGCAATTTGTGCTCCGGTCCAGCTAGCCTGATTGAGCAGCTGGGCAACATTACCCTGAATTTCTAAGGGCTCATATTTTTCCAAGTCGTCTAAGACAATTGGCCCATTATCGGAATCGTTCATTTGCTTCATGAATTCCTTTGACCGTTTAGCCTTCATCTTTCCGTTCAATAAGCCACCCTTAGTAATCGACAGCACCCCAGGGGCCATGATCGACCGCCCTAGCGCCGCTAATGTTAAGCGGTTGGAACTATCCCGAATTGCCAGCTCATCAGCTAGTGAAGCCAGCGGACTAATCCCTGTCTTCCCACCGTTTTGTGATAGGAGGCGAAGATGAATCATGTCGCCCTGGGGAATTGCTTGCTGGTAGCCAACCGCTGGTTCATCAAAGGTCACGTTGTAAATCAGTCCAGAGCCGTCCTCTAACAAAAAAGGCGTAACTTGTGACGGTCGTAAATACTCCCACTGAGTATCAGTCCCGTTATTGTTACGCCAGCGATAAGCATAGGCTTCACCGCCCAAGAGCAATTGGGCAAACATTGATTGCCAGAACGCGTGAACATTTGAAGTTAACGTGGGGTTGTCCAGGATTCCCTGTGTCCGTGATGACTCCGCGATAAACTTAGCGTCTGCCATATCTGCTGATAGCTGATAAATCAGCGAGTAAATATCAGAGTTCTTCAAGGCTGTCCGAGCATTAACATACTTACTTTTATTATCTGGGTTCAGAAAATGAAGCACATCATCATCTTCTGCAATTGAAAGTCCAGGGCTAACTTTAGGCATTTTGAATACAGGCATTACTTTCACCTCCCTTCATTACTTTGGTGGAGACGAAAGATACTCTGTTGCCAATCCAACCAGGATAAAGGCGACGCCAATACTCATTAATCCGGCAACTTGGTTAATTAAAAAGCAGCCCCAGATAATGAAACCCAAAGCTGCCAAGAAGCAGAGAATGTCAATATACTTCCAGATTACTTTCAGGAAATTAGCTATCATCGTCATCACCTCCTAGCAGTCCTGATTCTTCACTCTCAAACCATTCTTTAACTTGCTCACTGGTCATTAGGTCGACCTGCTTACTCTTGTTGTTAGCCACGCCAAAATCTTCAAAATGATACATTGCCTGGTAAAGAGCATCAATAATGGCATCGACCACGTCAATCTTCAAGGTTGCCTTGGCTTTATCAACCTGAATGCCAATCTTATCTTCAATAATTTCCGCGTTAATCAGCGCCTTTTCCATGATTTTGTCATCATCACGGGTAATGGTCCCTTCAATCATGCCCTTTTGTAGGAACTTAGTTGGGTCCTTTAGCTCACTGGTCCGTTGACGAATCGGCTCCAGTGGCCACTCGGTATTGATTTCCATCTGTTTGATGGCCGTTGTGGCTCCCCAGGCATCATAACCAAAAAACATCACCTTGAAATCGTGGTCATGAACATAGTCCAACAGCCAATGGTAAACCTGATCATCGTTGATTAGGCCTTGCGGATGGGACGTAATCGTACAATAGCCGCGCTTAGCCAACTCCCGGTACTCAATCCCATCCTGCTTTTCCTTTGCTTCAATGGACCCGGCCTTATTCCAGGGAATAAAGCTGTGCTGTTTAACGTGCCAGCGAGGATTGCCTTGGCTGTCCGTATACGGGAAGATGAACGCCACCGCCGTATTGTCACTGAACATGGAATAGTCAAAGCCCATATATACCTGCCGGCCATCAATCTTATTGAATTTTATCTTGGCCCGCTCAATATCAGATAACTTCAAATAGCTATTAGTAGCCTCTTGAAGCCAAAGATTAAGACTCTTGTTTTGGAAGTCATCAATCGAACCGGTCAGCATATCTGAATCCCGTTTATCCCTTAATCCGTCCAATAGAACATCCTTTTGACCAGGTAGGTATAGTAGCGGATTAGACTTATACCAGGTCTCTTCCTTGAAAGTTTCATCAAGGCTATCCTGCGCCCAAATCATCCCCAACATCCGGTCACCGTCACGTGAATAATCCTGCTCCATGATTTGTTGGACTACCTTTTGGTCACTATGAAATGGTACCGATGGGTCCTGATAGGATGTTGAAATTTCAATGTATTGGTGATTGGGAATTTTAGACTGACCAGACATAATATCCTCGCTGCCTTTACGAGTAGCTACATTTCCAATTTCATCAAAAATGGCGGTCGTAAAGTGCTTAGAATCATATTTATCAGCATTCATTGACATGGGCCATAAGTTATTGTTGGTCTTGCGCATCGTAATTCCAGCATGATCCCGAATTACAATATCCTGTTCCTTTGCTAACTGAGCAAAAATTGGCTGCCGGCCAAAAATAATTTTCAACATGTGGTTGATATAGCCATAAAGTTTCCCGGTCTGATCATAGTTAGAGGCTGTAACTAAGAAATCCTGGTTTGCTAATCCCATGGACTCAATTAAAAAGCAGTAAACCATGTAGATAGCCATTAGGTAGGTTTTCCCCTGTCCACGAGCAACCGAAAGAATGACCCGCGTGAAGCGTTTCTTATTCTTATCATCCCGCCAACCAAAAATCATGCCAAAAATGAATTTTTGCCAATCCATCAACGTCGTCGGTTCGTCAGTATCCACATTCGGGGCAATCTTGGCAAACTTCAAAATTTTATCAACTTCGTTCAGGTCATAATGATAGCTAAACGTTTCTTGTTCTGACCGTTGCAAATCACGCAAATGTCGAAAAGCCGCCAGTTTAATCAAATAGCCGCTGATAATTTTTTCATCAAGGACATCAAAGGCATACTTAGTGGCCGGATCATGATACTTATGACGAACTACTGCAAAATCACATTGATGGTAGGCACCAATCACGTCATGAGTTTGCGTTAGATCAATTTGCTGCAAGGAAAATCACCTCCAAAATAAAAAACATTGCAATAACTGCAATGCCCTATTCCTTAGTTTCTATGAAAATGGCAAGATTACGGATATCCTCTGTGCTCAACCTACCGATACGCCGAAACTTCACTGACTTTGGCAAACCCACCAAATTCAACGTATCAATATACGACGCTTTACGCAATCCAGCTTCTTCCAAATCCTTTATCTGGTAATAATGACGTTGGATACTAGCGGACTTGGACCGGTACTTAGTAGTTATCTTGTAGACAATAATTTCATCATCATTAATTTGGCGAACCAATACAGGACGGCGCTTGCCTCCATTCGTCCAAGCAACAAACGCTGTATAGATTTCATTAGTCTTCATTGAAAAAGTCCTCTAGTTCTTTTTGCGTTCTTAAATGTTTTACTGGTAAGCCTTTAGTAGCACGATCCAATTCCATTTCCGCACGCTGACGAGGCGTTAAAGAGAAGCTCAGAGGTATTTTCCCTGTTGCTTCAATTTCTTTATACAGTGTGTTTACCACTACTGAGGGTGTTACCCCGATTTCTTTCATGATTTCCTCAGCATTATCCGCAGTAGTCCGATCAACATTAACTTGCACTTTTTTTACTTTGGTTGGCATAATATAATCACTCCTAACTATATTTTGATTATATTATACTACAATCAAATTAAACCTGCTTCCTTAAACTGTTCTGCCATTGATTTCTCTTTCTTATGACTGGCAATCTGCATTAGTTCTTGGCGGGCCTGGGGCGAAAGGCCTAATTGTGACCCGATCGACTTCAATTGTTTCAGTGCATCGTTCATTGTCGCCACTGCTGGATTCTTCCGGTAGCCAGCGAAATCTTTGCCGATAATATTACCTGTCGAATCCTGCAAGGAAACATACAACTTGCTTTGAATGCCGTTTTCCTGAATATCCTTGTATGCTTGACGATAAATTTCATATTCAGAGCAGTATTGCTCCACCACCGCTGCGTCGATTCGTTGGACCCGTCCAGTGCTCTCTAAAAAGGGCACGATTTTCCGCCAACAGGAGCTTGCTAAAGTGCCCAAATAGTACGGCGGTTTGGGTGGCAAATGCCCGTCATTCTGGCGATAGTAGACCTTTTTTGACACTGGTTGGACCTCCTTTCAACTTATCTGACCCCCCGGGGGGTAAAATTTTTAAAATTAGCGTTTGTGTGCAGGACGATGGCAATGTGTGCGCTCTTTTTTGAGCAGCAGAGGGGGGGCGGGGTGCTTTTCATTTCCCAGTTCGATTTATTATCCTTAATAGTTTAGTATTCGTCCCGTGGCTTCTCTGGGGCTCTCGTGGGGATGTCATTTTTTCTAAAGCATCCTCTACTAAGACTAGCTACCATTATCCTTATTCATTAGATACTTAATACTTAGTACATCATGTAACTCGGCGACTCGCTTGCGCCGATTGTCAATGCCTGTGCCATACCATGAATGTTCCCAATCAGTTTTAAGGCGGCGACACTGACGGCAAATGGTAGCTAGGTTATCTAAGCTATCCTTGAGTGCACCATCATATTCGATGGGTACAATGTGGTCCACTGTATTACTGTTAGGCTGACCACAATACTGACAGATGTAATGGTCACGTTCTAGTGCCTGCTCCCTTAGCCGTTGCCATTGACGACTACGGTAGAACTGGTACTGATCATGCTTAGTAGCATTGCGGTTACGAGTTTGGGCATTGTACTTGTGCTGATATTGTTGATTGTGTGACCGTGCCCAACGTTGCCTATTGGCTTGGTACCCTGCTTCATGTTCATAGTGTTGCTTGCAATAATGTGCTGGTAGTTGCACCATCGCATGGCAACCCGGATACCGACATCGTCTAACCCTTGGCATCTCACCACACCTCCGTTTAGAGTTGTCCAAACTAAAAGCCGGCACACTCTTGGAATATGCCGGCTTGTTCTTGCTATGTAATTTTTCATATGTATACTGGGCCCGAATCAGCATTTGATGTTCTTGCCAACTGCTGACTAAGCCGTACTGTTTCGTATTTCGCATTATTCCTCCAAACAAAAAAGCCAGCGCTAGGCTGACTGAATAAATTAGAAATTATTTTGAGTATAAAATTCTTTCATTTGTTTTATAACGTTTAGATACCTTCGTTTTTCAAAGTCATCTGAAAAATCCTCACCACTCTCTTTAAGTTTTTCAAAATCGACAATAACGTCATCAACATTAAGGTAATGCTTATCATCAAATCTTGGATATTTCACAGATATGCAGTTATCGATATTAGTGTCAAGATTGTTGCTTTGTCTTATCGAAATCAATTCTGCTGCATAAGCATCAATTGTCTTGACTTTAACAGCAGTAATTAATTTTTGCATTTGAGGATCAGCATCTATATCTAGAGGAAGATTCTCTATTCGTTTTAAGAAATCAACTAAATTAGCAGAACGTGAAGAAACGCTTAAATACCCGTTAAATATTATGCTTGTCATTACTACTTCTAGTAGTGGATAAATAGTATTCTTAAACTCGCCATATTCAACCAGGGCTTTATCAACTTTCTGTTTATAGCGTTTTAGTTCCAATCTATCCTTCTTAAAAACCAGCTCTTTAATTTCTGGAGAAAGCACAAACAGTGCAGCCAGGATAAATATTGTCCAGCAAGAAATAAAGGTAACAGTAACTTTTGGTGACATATTTTTCACCCCAATAAATAAATAACCTAAAATGCCTATCACCAAAATAATTATTTTAAATGTTGTATTATTTTTCATAATAATCACCCAATTAAACATAATACAAAAAGCCTAGCCAAATGACTAGACTTCTTTGGGTGATTAGAATGGTCGTCGTTTATTTTTCGACAATACTATCCTAGCACCATTATAGTCCCGTTCGTTTCCCGCTGGTGACCTGCTCACGACCCTTTCATGACCCGTTTTTCTCAAACACCAGCAAATTGGGGATGATTTCACTGTCGACGTTGTTCTCCCACGCCTTGCATTCTAAGCAGTCCGCAAATTCAAGACAGGCATGCTTATCAGCGTTGGTATACGTTTCGTGTCCATACCGGTTAACCAGTGGCCGCACATCATAAATATCCCAGCCGTCAATGTAACGCTTCTTAAGAATAACTTGGCTCATCTGCCGGCAACCAGCAATTGCATCATCAACTGTCCGCTTAGCCTTGGCGTACTCAGCAAACATGACCATCATCTTTTCGGTCGAGTTACCGAACCTTGAACCACGGATTCCCGTGATGTCCATCTGTGGCGACTTTAAGCCATACTCACCGGCTCGCCGCTTAATCGTGGGATAATACTCATCTTCAGAGAAAAACTCACGAACCTTTTTGATTGTTGCTTTTTTATCTAACGTTGGCACTAAACCCACAATTAGCACGCTCCTTTGATATAATTGATGTGTTAGTTGATAAGGCATGCTCTGTTATGGGGTGTGTCTTTTTTAGTTTCATACCACAACAAACAAAAAACTTAGTACACCTGCCACCAACTCAGACACTAGCCACCAGCCGAACAGGCCAATTAGAACTAGCAGCATCGCAATCCAGATGATAGTGATGCCTACAATCATGATTCGCTCAAACATGATTCGCCTCCGGTGGTAATTCACACTGATCCGCAAATACTCCCTCAACTTTTGCTGATGAATTTTGGAGTTGCAGTGTGAAGGAGTCCTTCCACTGGTCACCGAAACGCCAACGGTGACCGACAACATTGTAATAATGATTGTTGTAAATACACCGGCCACCGAACAAGAGCAGGTTCATCATCTGCTTATCAGTCATTGCCATCACCTACATCTCCTTTAACAGTGAAACTGTATTTTTTCACAATCTTCCAATCCATTTTTCTTATCACTCCTAAATTCATCTAAGCTAACTCCCAAGGCGTCAGCTATTTTGACCATGTTTGTAAAGCTAGGTTCATGCCCGTTTTTGTAATTTTGCATAGTATTCAAACTAAGCCCTGTAATTTTTGCTAACCGATAGGCTGAAATATTTTGCTTATCCATTTGATTTTTTATTAATTCCCACAACATATTGTGTCCTTTCTGATTGTTAATCATAAATGTAGTAGTATAATTAAATTCGCAATTAATAATAAACTCCCTTTGAATAATTAATTGCAATCCAATAAAAAGTGAGGTGAAAACAATTGAGTAGTCATTCTTATCAAATTGTTGCAATCAAAACTAAGTATTCATTCTCGGATACACCTGAGGATATAATTGCTGTTAAGCTGAGCTTTGACTATGTTGAATCAGTGCCAGACGTTATTTCAAGTATTAAATATGGCTCAACATACTATTACACTGATCGGTTTGGTTATAAGTCTGAAGTTGAGGTTGTTCACCCTACGCATGGTGATCCATACATTCGTACTAAAGCTAATTACACAACTAAAGATAATTTACTTAGTTTGCCGCGCTTCTAGCTTTACTGGTCTCCTTTCGAGGAGGCTTTTTTATTACAAAGTCGTACTCTTGTAATTCGTAATGATTAGACCGGCGAACCTCACATAGCTCGTACTCGCCAGTTAAAACACGGCTAATAAGTTCTAATAAAATTTCTTTTTTCATCATTATTTCCTCCTCAATCCACATCATCAAAGACTTCCGTAATACTATCAATCGAAGCGATTGGGATAATGACCCGCCGGTTGTTCAAGTTAGTACCAATTAGCACCACTGTCCCAGCATGATCCAGGGCCCGCCTGGCTTCCTGATACGTCGTTTTCAGCTTGTGGGTTGCCCCACTAATTGTTTGAACTTTAATCAACTTCATGATCGTCCCCCCTTAAACCCATATCCGATCAATTCCTCATCAATAATCTTCAGAGCGTCATCCACACTCCTGGCAATTCCATGGATAATACCATGTCTAACCAGCATTTTATGGAACTGCACCTGGTCCGTTTGTGGCCGACCTTTGGCATTCTTGATTTCCAAGTAAAATACTTTACCATTGGACCACTTAAATCCGTACAGATCTGGGTGGCCTTTTGGCAGCCCGGTATCAAACCACCGCCCATCGGTAGTTTTTACTTTGCCCACATTGCTACGGAAGATGTTGCAATGGTGGCGAGAAACCGCAACCATGATGGCGCTTTGAATCTGATGTTCACTCTGCATGCTTAGAACTAAATACCTCCAGACTTACATCTAACACTTGTGCAATCTTATCCATATTAACGAAACTTGGTTCCGAACCGTTTCTGTAATTGCGAAGCGTATTTTCTGAAATGCCAGATAGCTTTGCCAATCGGTAAATAGACATCTTCTTCTGTTCTAAGATCTGTTCAACTTTATCCCACAATTTCAAAACTCCTTCCAACTATATATAGTGGTAAAATGAATTATAAAACTATATTTGGTAGGTGATAAAATGAGTAATCCATACGATGTCCCTGATATTTCTATGCTAATGAGAGCCCAAATGGCTACCTATCGTTCAATAACGGACAGCACAAAAATATTTTGGCATGTGTCAAAAACAATGAAAGAAGCATTCAAAGGGGCTCAGCAAGCGCAGAAGTACAGTGAGACTTTGAGAAAATCTATGATTGCTGTGCCTTCGGCAAAAGAATTAGGCTATTTATCAAACGCCATGAATTTAAGCAGCAATACAGGCATTGCCGAGCAGCTTAAAGTTACCTATAACATTACTTCTTCAACTGCTTCACTTGGCTCCTCGCTTCGGGAAGCTATGAAACCATTCTTCGATAGCCATGACTTAAAAATGACGTCAACAGCTAACAATATTTTTAACAAGATTAATAACAACCCGATCGAAGCCTATAACTCATTACAGGAATCCCTTAATGCTCCAATTAATCCAATCCCTAACAATGTAAATGAGCTTCCGAGGGATAATTCTCAAGCAATTCATACAGCAGACAACCATGGTTCCGTAGTAACTGAAGTCAACAATTCTTTCTATGCTGCCAAAGAAATCATAAAAAAGTACACCGATTCCGTTAAGGAATATTATGCAAATTCCGCTGATCCTGAAACAGCGCTCAATTTTTTTGTAGGTCTTATGCAATTTATCTTCTTCTTTTCTTTTTTTGTTAACATCAATGCAGATACAAAAAATGCCATAGATATATCAGAAGCCTTATGTGGTTGCATTGAATGGGCTCTAAGTTATGGGCATAAACACCATAATGATAACTAATGGGCTTCCCACCCACTCGGTGTTGTAAGTACACTGACTCAAGGTGAACGCTAGGTGACGCTATTTTTTGCTACTGTTCACCGGTCAATCCCTTGTGGCTCAAGGGATTAAGCCAGAGGGTGAACGCTAAACGCAAAATTTTCATCAAAAACTTTTCGGCGCTCTTCTCTATATACCTACTACATATATATTTTTTTAGTAAATATACTGTTCACTGCGTTCACCCTTAGGCTGTATCCCTTGATACCATTGGGTTCATGCGGTGAACGCTAAGCCGTTTTTACCGTTCACCTAGCGTTCACCACTGTTCACCTTTTTAAATCCTCGTTTAACTTCACCGTTAAACTTCTTCCTCGATTTCCTAAAACCAAACCGATTAACCATGATATTTGAGATCTGGTTAGCCACTTTCCGGTTTTTGACTAGGTCAATCCCGGGGGCGACTGCTAAACTCAACTCATCATTAGTAATAAAATCCCGACCTTCAAACTGATTACTTAACGCTTCATCGATCTTGTCTTCCAGCTCATCAGTGTACATAAAGGACTGGCGGTGTTCGTTTAACTCTTCCTCTTGTTCCTTAGTCAGGGCGAAGCTAAAATCAGTATCCTTGTACAGGTGCATGGCTTCACCCCATAACTGCTGAACATAGTCTGGTTTAAGATCAGTCACCGGGTGGTATTTCTGCCGGTCCTTATTAACGTGCAACGGAAGAAATCGTCGTTCACCGGTCTTATCCTTCAGGTAATATAGTTCGTTAGTCGTCCGGGCCATGACAAAGTTTTTGTCAAAACGCTCTGCCTGGTGCCCGTATGGTTTTCGATACTCAAATTCCTGTAGGGTAATGAACTTCTTTAACACTTCAAACGACGCGGCATTGGTTGCGGTCATTTCATCATCATTGATAATCAACGCTCGCCGCATCACCGCATAGTCATCCTTGTTATCAAAGGTCGAAAACTGGTCCGTGTAATAACCTAACGGGGAAATCTTTTGCAAGAAGGTGGTCTTCCCTGCTCCCTGGCCACCAACCAGGTCCAGAACAAAGTCAAACTTTGCCTTTGGATTATGGGCTTTGGCCACCGCTCCGACAAAAAACAGTTTGGTAATCAATTGGGTTACTGGCGTTTCCGTTACTCCCAGGCAATCACCCATCACGTTATCCAACCGGTTTTGTTTATCCCATTCGGCATATGCCTTGTTAAAATAATCCAAGATTGGATTGTACTTATGTCGCATGGCTATCACCGTAATGGCACTACGAATTTTTTTATTGTCAAACAGCACACCGTAATCAGGACTATTCTCAATATAAGAGGCGATCTGATCCACGTAAGCATCAACTAACTGACCGACTTTGAACAATAATTCCCGGTTCGGCTTTACTACGTCAATCTCCGTAGTGAACTCATTAAAACGAAAAGTGTCTTTAAGCTGTTTATCATGCTCCAGGATAATTTCAATGTTGACCAAACTGTTGGCTTTGATATGGCCTTTTTCACTCAACTTAAATTGAAGCGGATTGCTTTCCTGTTCAGTAATCTACTTCAGCTTTTCGGCGTTCTTCTTATCAAACTTCACGACCTTCTTATCACTCAACCATTTCACCTCTTCTCCTGATTTCCTTTTTAACCATGCTGTTCACGGTAGCCACCACTTCATTATCAGATAGGCTGTATTCGGTTCGACTGTTCGCAATCCGGGCCAGTTCTAGTACCGTTTCTGGCTCCACGTTCCGGAATAGCAGCCCGCCAGCGAATGAAGCTAAGGCATTATTACGGCCACCCGTTGGACCTAAACCGTTAGCGATCTGACTAAACAACTCAGAAGTTTGGGTTTTGCCTTTCGGATGGTAGCGTTCAATCTTCTTATCGCTGATTGCCGGCTTGCCTTTTTCTTCAATCAGCTGAATTAGTTCTTCAGCCGGTTCAATCATTGGCTTGTGGTTAAGCCAACAATAGGCTTTCTCTTCAATAAACGAGGGCGCTACGACTACGTAGTTGTTAGGATGGGCCTTAATATCGACCCCTGGTAAGAAGCCAATATTCTGACTGATTCGCTCAGCGGGTTTCTTGAAGAAAAATTGGTAACCATTGTGAGCTGTTTTTTGGCATAGAGTATTGAACCAATCATCATGGTTTAACTCTTTAATCGCCTTAGTACCGTCATCCCTGTCTTCATGACGGTCAACATCAATCACAAAGAATTGGTCAGTCTTCAGAGCAATGTTAGCGTAAGGATGAGTTCGCCAAAACTTCGTAATTTCATCAACAGTTAATGGCTCACGGTCAGCAAACTTAATTAACGGGCGTTTATTGATTGTTGGAATCACGCTAAAACCATGTTCAGCATATTGCTTGGCATAGTTAACTAGACTTTGCATCCCGTTCACATCCTTTAGCTAGAATGGCAAATCGTCATCGTCAACAGTTGGTTCAGGCTCTTTATCTGTTACTGGGTCTTCCTTAGCTGCCGGCTCTTCGACCTTGATGCCAGGGCCAAAATCATAATTACGGTATGGATTATCTGGATCCTTCTTGTTTGGTGAAACGGTAATGGTCATTTCTAGGGTTTTACCTTCATAAGGCTCGAATGCTTTTACTAGTTTTTCGTAGGCATCAGTCTCATTGTCTGGGAACAAGTCGGGAGTGACGGTTAAGCCCACCATTGCTGCAATCTTAGAAATGGTCCGAATGTTACGACTAACAACAAAATCTGGCATTGGCTTACCTTTGGTTGTCTTAGTGGCTAAGCTAATTCGCAATTGTTCTTTACGACTGGCATATTTACCCTTGATAACTTGCATTGAGAACCGTAAGCAGTCCCAACCCGACTTATACACTGGGTGGTCGGTCTTATCTAACATCACCTGGTAAGTACCAGCCGGAATTAAATCCGTTTGGTTAGCACTGTCCTTCTTTGCGTCCCAGTCCTTAGTTGCCTTTGTAAATGCATCTTGTAATCCCATAATTAAATTCCTCCTAAATTATTCTTCAAACATGCCATCGCATGATTCTAGTAATTGCTTAATCCGTGGGTCAGTAATATTCTTGGCCTCATATTTTGTTCGCCGGTCAGTAATTGTACGGGTGTAAGTGTCTTTGCCGAACTTCTGTGTATGAATTACTAAGTCACAGTTACCGTTAACGATGTTGTAGTATTTCGGCTTTAGCGACGGCATTGGCTCTGGTGTTGAGCCATCATCCCCACCAACTGAAATTTCCCGACTAATGTAGATGATGTTCATCGGCAATGCTTTTAGGTCCATCACAAATTGCTGAAGAACTGTGTTAAAAATTGCATACCCTTTCCCGTAAGGAATATCGGATAGTGCCTGTACACCGTTATCAATGCAGATTGCTTGTTCCAGCATCACGCAAATATCATCAATTACATCAACCACTAGTGTTTGGAAGGTGTTCTTTTGTGATAATGCAGTAATCACATCATCTAGCTGTTGAATTGCTGATTGCTTCAACTTGCCGTCTTCATCACGAATGTTTCTGATTTGAATACTTGGCGCTGTTCCTTGCTCACTATTACCATCAGTATTTAGAACTAACGGGTGTGGAAAGAAACTAGCAAAGTATGACTTCCCGCTCATCGTCTTACCCCAAATAAAGAAGTTATGGGGTTGAGTTTTTGGTTGTAGTTTTTCGTCTTTAGGTAGTTGAATTACCATTTCTTTCTCCTCCTGTTATTAAATTGGTGCCATGCCCACCCTGTTGAATATCCGTGAAGTTTGGCATAGGCTTGTAATTCTTTCAAAGTGTGTAATTGGCCTGGTGATTTATCGGCAACGTTTGCCATCACTTGGTCATTAAGAATTTGCTGAATCATCTTTTTACGATGTTCTACTGCTTGATTCTCCTTGATTTCTTGTAGGTCAACATTAACCACCTTGTAGTCATGCTTATCCTTTTCCAGCTTGTGGCCACACAAGGGGCAACAATTATCAGTAAGGTCTTGCCGGTAGAAAATACCGAAGCAGTATTTGCATTGGCAGATTGCCGGGCCAGTGTCGGTATTAGTTTTCTTGCGTTTATCTTTGGTGATAATCGCCTGGTTCCAATCCCGGTCATTATCCGGCAGACCAAAGGTTAAGAAGTTATCCACATGGTCAATGATGATTGCTTGCTTCCCTGGTCGAGGATTCAAGCAGCGCATCGAGAATTGTAGATACAAAGCAAGTGAACTAGTCGGGCGGGCCATAATGACACAGTCGACATTTGGCAGGTCAATCCCCTCAGTAAACAGGTTAACGTTTACTAACACCATTAGTTGCTGGTCCCGGAACTGCTGAACTAGCTTGTCCCGGTGAGTGGCTTCCGTTTCACCGTCAACCTCAGCAGCGCTAATCCCTATTTCCTGGAATTTAGCTGTCACCTGCTTAGCACTCTCAATCGAATGGCAGTAAACCACTGCTTGCTTCCCCTGAGCTAATCGCTGGTACTGGTCAATGATGTGCCCATAGATTTGATGGCTAATAGCTTCGTCCATACTTTGTGTGGTGTAATCGCCATGACTCTTCTGGAGTTTGGACCGGTCGATGTCCCCTAACCCGTAATACTTGAATGGGGCCAGAAAATCATGCGTAGTTAGCCATTTGATTGACTTACCAACCACGATGTCATCAGCAACCTGGTCCAACTGATCATGGCCAGTTCGGATTGGCGTCGCTGTAAAGTACAGAACGTAAGCGTTTGGGAATGCTTCGATAATATGACGATAGCTCTTACTAGCGGCATGATGGCCCTCATCAATTAGAATCAACTGGGGTGTCGGCAACTTAGCTGTCCTACGGGTTAGGGTCTGAACCATGCCCATAGTAGCTAGGTCCATATCCACATCTTGCTGCTTAAAAGTAGCGATTGCTTGGGATAGTATTTCTTTCCGGTGAATGATAAACATCACCCGGTTGCCCTTGATGGTAGCCCGCCGAGCGATTTCGGCCATGATGACTGTCTTCCCGGTTCGGGGTGGTTGCTGAACCACTATCCGTCGGTGTCCACTCCGAATAGACCGATAAACCTGATTAATGGTTTCTCTCTGGTAGTCTCGAAGTTCAAACATTAATTAATGACTGTCTTTCTGTTCGGCACCAGCTTAGCCGCTGGCACTTCCTGTCCAGCTTTTAAAGCAGCGTACAGAGCTTTCTTGTCTGGTCGGCTGATGGTCTTAGTTTCCGTATGGACAAACGTCATCGGGAGTTTGTCAGGGGTACTAATTACCACTGACGCCTTATAGTTCCGTGGCTTCAAGATGTGGTTATCTGTCCGAGCTTCCTTGAAGCCAGCGTCATCAATGGAATCCGTCAAGTAAGTCATCAGGTTCTTGGACTGGTTCTCCAGGTACTTCTTCTTGTCCTGGAGCTCTTTAATCCGTTTGGCAATCCATTCTTCGGTAGCGTTGTTCCGGTCAATCCAAGTGGCAATGTTATCCCACTTGACTTCACGAGTGTCCTGAATGGCATCTAACGAATCGGCCAGCACAGTTGGGTCTAGGTCGTCCCGGTCTTGTAGGGCCCGGAAAGAGTCGTTTAATTCAAATAGATTCATGATTAACAACCTCCTTTAGCTCATCGGCTAAATCGTACTTAGTAACAATTTCATACATAACTTTCGGCAACATCTTCGGAGTGTGCCCCAGCGCCGCCACAATCATATGGACTTGGGTGTCAATGTCCCCCCTTGGTAACAGCGGAACTGCTCTGCATTGCCATCGATGGTTGTGACAGAAAAATGTGCTTGTTTCATCCTGATTAACCTCCGTTCGTGGTATAATTCAGGAAACGAATAGTTAGTTGAGAGAATCAATTCGTTTCCGAGGCGTCGACAGTACGATTGTCGATGCCTTTTCTTTTTTCAAATTTCCATATACATCCATAAGCAGTGCTTTGTTTGCCATGGCAACATCTTGAAATAGAAGTATTAGACAAGCCATGTCTCCTACATTCTTGTAGCGATGGCCACCTTCTCAAAAGTTTTCCTTGTAAATCATACTGATTCACTGGCTTGGATTGTAATCCATTAGTCTGTGTGACTGCTCTTCGCTGAATGCGTGTACCGTAATTATTGTTATATTTAACTGTGCACCATTCTAAATTTTCCATTTTGTTGTTCATTTTATTCTCGTCTTTATGATTAACTTGCGAATAATGATTGGGATTAGGAACAAAGGCTTGTGCAACTAATCGGTGAACCTTAAATGTGTTCATCTCACCATGTCGATGTAATCCAACTATTAAGTATCCGCCTCTGTTTTTCCGTAATTTCAGTATTCGTTCTTTGCGACGCTGCCTGTTACCATTCTTACAAGTTACCCAGCGGTCAAGACTTTTTACCCTTCCAAAGTTACTTACTTGATAGATTCCTTCATATTTAGGGATGGGTTTCCACAACTCATTCGTTCTCATCTGTATACATCTCCTTTGGTGCGTACCGGAGCAGCAGCACCAGAAGCACCATTGCTAAGAACAGTCCTGTGTTAAACATTCCGTAGAAAAAGCTGATTGTCATTGCGACGGACACTGTCGCCGTGAGTGCATGGCTCATCAGTTATCATCTCCCTTCTTTTCAAAAGTTAGGCTGTAAATTACGGCTCCTAGCAGGATTACCGTAATAACCAATGCCGGCCAGGCAAATTCTAAGCTGTCCATAATGCTCACCTCCTAGGGCAACGGTTGGTTCCAATCGATTTCAGTTTCGTGTTCATCAAACCATTTCGAAGCTGGTAAGTAATCGATCATGATGTGGTGACCTTTACCAGCATTCAGCCCATGAACACCTGGCATCTTCGGCAGTAGATACGTTCGGCACCAGACCAGCGACTTCTTAATGCCGTGCTCAGCTTTGAACTGCGGCAAGCTAATCTGTCGAACCGGCTGACGCTTGGGCACCAAGTCGTAGTCTTCTTTAATTAGGTCAAGCACCTTGTCAGCAATGACTTGGTAGTCCTGTTCGTCTAACAGTGCTTGCATGGTTATTAGCTCCTTTCTGGTAAAATTAAAATAGTTCAACATAAAGGTGGTGAATTAAAATGATTAAGATTACTTTTGCAGATGGTTCTAGTAAAACTATCAACAAACTAACTGATGTTTCCGCGTGGAAATCATTAGACGCAGTTTCTAATAAGGAACCTTATTATGGTGAAATGGCTTTCCATGGTTCCTATAATGATGGAACTGAAATTGCAACTAGTGATCCTTTGGCTGGTATTAGCGGCTTAATCGGGTCAACCGACTGGTTTTCCATTGGGAAAGATAAGACACTCTACAAAACAACATCAGTTGTAAAACTGGAGCTTATTGATTAAGCGCTATTTGTTCTAGCTGCTTAATCATCAACTTTATAAACTCGTGAATTTCTTGAGAGGAACTTTTGAATAATTGCTCTCTAAGAAATCCACGGGCTTTTTTGTTACTGCCAAATTCATTAATCAAACTTTGAGCATAGTCATGAGTTAATCGAACGTATTCCTCAGATTTAGATTTAAAATCAGTTTGTAATGAATCCATCTTGTTTCTCTCCTTTCGTATTTATTCCTCCGACCCGCCCAGCGTAAGATGAAATGATAGAATGTTTTATACGTTTTTCGATAACAAGTATCATCAAGAACCTAAAATAACTACCATTTGCTGCAAGCATAAACAAACCAAATTGCCCAAACAATTGATGCAACAATTAATCCATCAGCGAAACTTTGCCAATCCATCCCCATCACTTCCTTTCTGATAAAATATGAGTAGTTCAACATAAAGGTGGTGAAACTACTTATGACTGATAAGGAAAAACGTGCACATGATTTAGCAATGCTTCTGCTAAGTCATGGAGTAAATCATATGGGTGCTGACGGACAAGGTTTCTCGTTTGAAATGTGGGAAAAAGCCATTCACGGTTGTGAAGATGGTTGTGATTTCATTACGGAAAATTATCAGCAAGCATATAAAGGCTTCCTAAAGTCGTTGGACAAGTTTGGACTTTAAGGCCAATGACTTTCATCGGCTGCACAAGCTAGAATTATTTGAGCAATTTTTCTGATCTGCTTATCGGAGAATTTGCTCTTTTTTAGTTCTTCATACTTTTTAACGCTCAAAGCAATAATCGAACTTTGTTCCATTCCCATCATCTCCTTAACTAGTCGTTTTGCTATAATTGGGTTATCTTCCATGAAAGGTGGTGTACAAGCATGAAAGACGTTGTTTTTGTCAAACAACTTGAAGGAGCTACCGCCGAAAAGAATGCTAATCAATATTTAAAGGACGGCTGGCAGTTACTTCACGTTGGAACAAATCTGGCTGGAATTCTCGAAAATGGTCAAGCTGAATATGAAACTATCTACGTCGTCGGCGCTGACCAAGCACACTACGATAAATACCAATCAGATTTGAAAGACGCTTCCAAAGTCGAAGACGAATTTTAATTAGTTCGCTCTAGGGCTTTACGTAAGAGTTCTTGGTTTACATAATCAAGGACTCTTTTTGCTTCTAAATATGACAACCCGCTATTCTCAAAAAGCTTCAATATACTGTTGCAAGTCGTTAAAGCTTTCTCTGAATCAGGCTTGTCGCAATTGGTTCGCGAATTTCGAATTCTTAAATAGCCAACATTACTAAGCTCTGGTAATTCATCCGACGTAATTTCTTTCTTCATCTCTATGCCCTCCTTAGTTAGCCATATTGACTAACTTTATTTTAAAAAAATAGATAATGGTACATTCAGAACTTGGCTGGCCTTGACCGCAACATCGGTTGATAGCTTACGACTGCCACTAAGTACCTGACCAAAATAATTTGAACTAATGCCAATTTGCTGGGCAATGAACTTAGTTTTGATACCGCGACTATCAATCTCTTGCTTCAAACGCTTGTAAGCATCATCTTTAAGGACTGTCGTCAATCTCTAACACCTCCTTAGCCGTTTTGTTTAACTTACGGTTATTATAATACCTCGCCGTACCGTTTAAGTCAACACTTTGTATAAACTTTTTGGCTAAAAGTGTAATCTTTTTGTTTAACAGGTGTATTATACATTCAAAAGGAGTTGTTGATTATGTCAGAGTTTGGTAAGCGCCTTACTAATTTACGAGAAAGCAAAGGCTGGAGTAAGACGTACGTTGCAAAGGCTATTGGTCTTTCAAGTATGCAAACCTATGCTAATTACGAATATGGTCGACGTGAACCTGACTTTAACACTGTCGACAAACTGGCTAATTTATTTAACGTATCGACTGATTATCTTCTCGGTCGCACCGATACTCCACAGTTCACTCGCAAAGATGAACGAGATGTCCAAAAAATTCTTACCGATATGACCGAAGGCCTGAGTAATGATTCTTCCCTAGCCTATATGAAGAATGGTGGCGAAGAGTTAGATAAGGAAGACGCTGAGCTTCTGCGAGCTTCACTGGAAAACGTCATTCGGCAATCCAAATTAATTGCTAAGGCTAAGTTCACGCCGAAGAAATATCGGAAGGACAAAGAGCAGTGAGGTGACCGTTTATGCTTAGGGAACGCATCAAACGAAAAACTCATGAGGTTGTGTACGCAACTGGCACTTGTGACCCTATTAAAATATGTGAGGCAAAACATATTCCTGTGTATTATGACAATCTGGGGAAGCAAATCATGGCTTATCACACCGTAATAAAAAGAATACCCGCTATTGTGCTTTCAACACGAAATAGCGAGTTTGAGAATACTTATTCTTGTGGTCATGAGCTAGGCCATCATTTCTGTCGGCATACCGGTAATACCGAGTGCCTTAACAGGAATAATCTTCGCTTCTCTACCATGGGTAATGAAGCAGAGGCTAACGAGTTTATGGTTGACTTAATGTTAGATGGAGTCAACCCACATGACTACGAAACTAAAGGTCAACTGCTCCAAGCTTGCGGGATACCTACCTGGGCAGAAAAGTACGTTGACTGGAGAAATTTGATTAAGTAAATATACTAACGCGGTAATATCGGTGAAAGTGGAAAATAGGTTTCCGCATTTCAAACCAAAAAGTTAAGGAGAAAACTGCTAAAATATGAGCTCTTACTTTATGCAAAGCATGGATATCCATTCTTACGAAGACCTTGATTATCAGCATTTGGAAGAATTACATGAATACTATAATACTGAAACAAAGAAAACAGCAGAAAAAGCGGATCAAAATATATTTTATTGGAATGAATTTCCAGTAACCATTTACTTTATAGAAGACGTAAGTACTGGCTTTGCATTTGCTACTTATGTTGATGGTCAAGAAAAAGATTCATTCAAATATTTCGATTTTACTAAGGAAACAGACACTTTAGATTATAAAACAAGAACCACAGGAAAAAAGAAAATTCAATATTTACAAAATCAAGGATTGTTAGTGCTTGATGAAAATGAAAAGGTACTAGAACAATCTATTGCTGCCATGTTCTTAACCGCTCAAAATTTTATTGATCAATGGATTATAGGTGAATATTACAAAGTAAATAAGGAGCTTTCAAAGGAAGCAAAAGATTTGGTATACATTGATTCATCTACAATCCATCAGTCAAAGTTTCAATTCAGAGAAATGCTTACTAATATTAATGACGAGCAATTTAAAGCAGAATTTAGTGAATTCTTATTTGGATACAACAATAAGCAATTCTTCTTAGCTGCTTCAGCTATGGGAAGCATTATTGAACACCTCATGTTTTTAATATTAGATAACTACGGTGATGCAAGATTGTTGGGTAACCGTCGTCCAACTGCTAAGAACTATCTATCAGCATTTGAGAAGAGCAAGTATATCCAGTTTAATGATCGTGATTCGTCTTACTTTGATAACATATTCCAAACCAGAAATTCATTTTCACATTTTAATACAGGTTACGCATTGAAATCACAATGTGACATGATGCTATTAGGTTTAACCTCACTCTACAAAAGATTTTACTTACCTAGTAAAGTTTATCAAGCAAAGAAGAAATAATCTTATACTTGTCAATATCTAATCCTTCATGGATTTCCTGATGATTAAAGTCTAACTCGGATAGTTCCCCTTTTTCATTTCGATAGACATTATCATAGACCGAGTGGTTATCAGCATATTCGTTGATGAGCTCTATTAAAAATTCTGTTTCTTCTTTTGTTAGTTTCATTAGTTATCACCAGTTTTATTTTAACAGCTATATTGCGCTAAGGATGGTTTTACCATGAATGATGCTATCTGGTATCTTCTTAAAATTGCAAACAACTACCATATCGATGTTCAGTGGGCCGGTGTCCTCAGTGAGTACACTCCGCCTGCTTGCCGGATTGATACCCGTATCGTCTGCATGAATATGAACTGGCACCGCCAGGCTGAGCTTCCCTTCCAGCTCGCTCATGAACTATCACATATCATCAACGGCGACCCAGGCGATGTCTGCTTCTACAATGCCACTTTTACTGGCAAACAGTCAGTTGAATACAGGGCTAACGTGGGAGCCGTTAAGTTGTTAGTGCCCTTCTACTGTCAGGAAACCAATCGAGAAAACATCAACTTATATAACTTTGAACACGCCTACCAAATTCCAGGCTACCTATCTGGTGTCGTCCGTGAACAGGTCAAGGAATATTATGTAGGAAAATAAAGGAGAACAGTTAATGGATAGTCAAATTATTGATGTCGCAAAAGTGATTAAGAGTTTGCCATCTCTTGACGTTAGCGTGAATTACTGGTTATTTAGGGCAAATGGTGGTCAATATTATGACGATTTTAATTCTGGAGATTATATAGGAATTGGCTGGGATAAAGTTTCTATTAATTATTTAAATAGCATTAAGGGCCCACAAGCTCATGATTTGTTGAAAGCTAAAATATCAGAACAATATCCTGATGATAAAAGACCAGGTTCTTCAGCCTCACAAATTTTAAAATTTGCATATGTTTTAAAGAAGGGCGATCTCGTTTTAGTCCCATCTGAAGGTTCTCAACGATATTTAATTGGAAAAGTAGCAGACAACAAAGTTTATAATGAAAAGAATGAAGAATTATTAGACGAAAAAAGGCATTGTCCTTATAAAAAACGTAGAAAAATAAAGTGGATAGGTGTAGTTAATCGTAATGAGGCAGATCCTGCCCTTTATAAATTAGTCTATGCTGGGCATACAATGAGCTCTGCTAATGATTATAAAGGCTTTATTAATAGGGCTCTTTTTGATAGTTATATTTCTAACAATGTAATGCATAGTACATTTATGATTACCTCTGCTAATGATGTTGATATGTACAAGTTTTCTGAATTCCAATTTTATTTCAGCTCAATGTATCATGTGCTTTATCCAAAAGATAAAATAATATCAAAAACAAATGTACAATGTCCGGGGCCTCTTGAAATTATTGGTGCTATTACATTCGTTGCAACTGTTTCTTCACTACTATTCTTCTGGTTATCTCCAAACATACGAGAGATTAAAATAAAAAACTGGATTACCATTAAGAAAGATAATTCCAAATTAACTGAATGGCATATTGAAAAAGAAAAAAGAAAATTGAGAATGGAAGAAATTAAGGCAGCGGACAAACATGATCAAGAAATCCTTAACAACATTAATGAAACCAGAAAATTAGCCAAAAAATGTAAAAAGCCAATGGAAGAATTAGGAATTGATTTCTCAGATGAGTTAAAAAAGGCAATTAAAAAAAGTGCGTCCACAAAGGACACACAATCAAAAGATTAATTTATTCTTACTTTCATAGTAATTGCTGTTATAGCAATCGTTATCGAAATTCCTAATATTTCCAGCGAAACTAGGAATCTATTTAATATTAAGTATAAGATTATAAATATAATTAAAGTGAGCCAACTACAAATAGCAACATATCCCACTAGTTTTGCAAATAATGTTTTTAAATTATGCACCTGACTCACCTCCTGTCAAAAGTATATCATTATTATAAGCTTTGAGGACAAAAAATTGTCCAAACACTGAAGACGTTAAAAGCTAAATTCAAAAACTTGCTGTTTTTTGAATTTAGGATTTAAAGTCGTAATCTATTTTCAAAAAACGGGAGCAGGAAAGAACTAGTTTGCTAGTTCATTGTTCAGCCTCACAAATATGGTCAGGCTTCAAAGACGACTTATCAGTGAATTCACCATCTAGTCACTACACTGTTAGCATTATAATCGCTGAAAGAGTAAAGAGAATGAGGGAATCCCTTACTTTCACATATTGTTGATATATTGTTGATATATTGTTGATATATTATAAAAAAGCAATGTCTTAACGTTAGCAATCCCTTACATGTCGCACTTTCAGTTTGATTTTTTATTGTTGATTTATTATCGAAAAGAGGGAAACAATTGGAAAAATTACCAGTATATGAAGATCTACATACTGAATTTAAAAAGTCAAATAAACAATTAACGCACGATTTATGGGAAACTGTTTCGGCATTTGCAAATACAGATGGTGGAAACATTTACTTGGGAGTTAAGGAAGTTAAACATGAGAATTACTCCGAATTTTTTCCAACCGGTATAAATAATCCTAAAAAACAAATAACTGATTTCCTAAATAACATTAAAAACAAAGGAAAAATATCAAAGCATGTAGTTCATGAAAATGATATTTCAACGTTGAATATTAATGGAAAAACCATTGTTAAAATATGTGTTCCTAAAGCGTCATATACTGAACGTCCTATCTATCTGGATGGCAATGTTAAGCACACTTATATTCGAGAAAACACAAGGGATAGCCTAGCCTCTGAAGAAGATTTAAAAGCTATTATTAGAGATTCCGAGCCTGATGACAACTATGATTTACTTGATAATTTTACAATTGAAGATGACTTAAAAATTACTGATATTCAGCAGTATAAAGCTAAATTAATTGATAACTCAGGCGACAACAATCTAATAAACCAGCCAGTCAAAGAATTTCTATACAACATTGGACTGATAAGAAAGGATAGGAAGGACCGACAACTAAAGTTAACTAAAGCAGCCTTACTATTGTTTGGCAAATTTAATTCTATAACTGATATCTATAAATCATTCATGTTAGATTTTATTGTCAAGGACAGTATGCTAGATGCTAATTATGTGGATAGAGTATTTACATCAAATGATAAAGAGTCACCTGATAATATTTTTGGATTTTGGATGCTAGTATCATCTAAATTAGAAACCTTGGTTAGCAATAAGTTTACTGTTGACGGTATGCAAAGAAAAGACTCAGGAAAGAAATTACTTAAAGCAATCAGAGAAGGACTAGCAAACTCACTAGCCCATGCAGACTACCAGTCAAAATCACCAATTAAAATATCATTTTTCAAAGATAAAGTGGAATTCATAAACCCAGGTGAGATGCTAATATCTCCTACACAATTCTTCCTTCCGTCGGATTCTAAGACCAGAAATGACTTAATATTTCAAAGCTTTATCAAAGTTGGAATCGGTGAACACACTGGAAGTGGTGGCTATACAATCTCAACAACTACAAGTGAGTTGGAACTAAAAAGGCCAGAAATAGATACGACTCCCCAAACAACAACACTCGTTTTGTGGAAAACTAGTGAGGAAGATATTTTGAAATCTATTCCTGAAATGTGGAGAGAAACTTATAAGGTCATTTCAAATAAATTGGTTGTTTCTTACTCCGATTTGAAACATTTATATAAGAATCATTATCAAGGAATGAAAATTATAAAAGCCATGGAGGAAGCTGGTTTAATAACACACCAAGGAAAAAATAAAGGTAGACGGTACCTCTTATCAAATGCTTCGCCGAAGGTTAATAAAATGATGTCTGAATACATTCAAAATTTACAAAGTAGGTTTCTTAATTAACAAAAAGCCCCCAGACAGCGGCAACTGTCCAGGGGCCAGGGTACGAATATATGCGAAGCTCGTACCCTTTTATTATACGTAATTATGATAGGAGGTTCAATCTATGGCTAACTACAAAAAGCGTGGTAATGGTTGGCAAGCCCGTATCTCGTGGTATAGCGGTGACGGCCAGCGGCATAATAAAAGCAAAGCTGGCTTCCCTACCAAACTATTAGCCAAGCAATGGGCTACTGAGCAGGAAGCTAAACTTAATCAGGGCGTAAACATTGGTAAAGAAATCACTTTAGTCGATTACTATGACCAATGGGTTAAAACCTATAAAGAACCCAAAGTTGCGTCAGTCACTATGCACTTATATCAACTAACTGGCAACCGCCTTAAATCTTTCTTTCCAGGAGTTAAAATCAAAGACGTCACTCGAGCACAATATCAAGAATTTATTAACTGGTACGGGAAAGATCATGCACCGCAATCAGTTAAGAAGTTAAATATGGCAGTGCGTGGCTGTGTTCGATCCGCTATCCTTGACGACTATCTAATCAAGGACTTTACCCAAGGGGTCACCCTTACCGCCAACGACAGCAAAAAGGTTAAAGTTGACTACCTAAACTTAGCGGAAATCAAGCAACTTATTGAAGCCACACAAGCTGGTATCACCAAGCACCGTTACACTAGCCGCTATATGATTTTGACTGCCATATATACTGGAATGCGGTTATCTGAAATCCAGGCGCTTACTTGGAAAGACATCGACTTTATTCACCATACGATCAACATTAACAAATCATGGAACGCAGCTGACCGCAGCTTCAAGCCTACCAAGAACAAATCATCGGTTCGCACTGTCAAGATTAACCGCAAACTAATTGCTTTATTGAAGCAATTAGCAGTTGGCCGAAAAAGCAACCTGGTCTTTATGAATCAGTATGGAACAGTTCCCACAAGTAATGCCGTCAATAAGACGCTCAGGAGCCTCCTGGAGGCCCTCAATATCCATCGGCGTAACTTTCACTTCCACAGTCTTAGACACAGCCACGTGGCGCTCCTGCTGGCTAAGGGCGTAGATATTTATGCGATTAGCAAAAGACTGGGCCACAGTAACACGGCAACTACAAGCCAGATCTACGCCTACTTAATTGACGAGTACAAAGACCAAACGGATAATCAAATTGTAACTATCCTGGATAACATTTGA